AACTACAACTTTAAATAAATAACATATAAACAGGATTCAGATATGGCATCATATACAATAGTTACCGCAACAGCAGCCAATGTGGCCGGGAACACCAACACAATTAACAGCACCAAAGTTAAGGTGGTAGCAAACGCAGCCTGTGTTTATGCTATCAATGCACCAGCAACATTGACCTCCAACGTGGGCGCATTGATTCCCGCAAACTTTCCCACATATATAAACATGACTGGCATTGGAAATAGAATTTCAGTTTTACCAGTTTCAGGTGTCAATACTGCCATCACAGTAACAGAATGCGGTACTGTTTATCAGAGCGCAATGAATCAAAACGTGCTAAAAGGCGTGTTTACAATGACCACCGGCAACACTACTATTGTTGGTAGTACCACAGACCTTGGTATTGTCTCGGGCATGTTTATAACCGGCGGCAATATCAGAGGCAACCCAACTGTAACCACAGTAAACAGCGGAAACATTGTGATATCTACAGCGGCTGGCATTGGCAGCAATATAACAGCTACACTGACATTTTCTGTAACCGCAATTCAAACAGCATAAATTGAGATTTATTAATCAAACCAGTTGATTTCAACCAAACGTTAGTGTATACTAACTAAATGTTTAACGCTGTACAAGACTATACTCTAAGTATACTGCCAACCAAGCGGCGCCGTAGCCAAGCTGGCTGGCTGAGTTTCAATGCAGTCTGCTGCCATCATAATGGCGACAGCGCAGACACCAGAGGTCGAGGCGGTTGCATCACCAATCCGGATGGCGGTGTCAGTTACCATTGTTTTAATTGTCAATTCAAAACCAGCTATCAACCTGGCAGACCATTAAGTTTTAAATTTCGTAAATTACTAAATTGGTTGGGTGCAGATCCAACAGAAGTCAAACGATTGGTAATTGAAGCAATTCGAATCAAAGAATTAATCCGACCCGAAGATATCCGAGAGCCCGCGGAAGAAATAGTATTTGAAGCCAGAGCATTACCTCAGGAAGCACAGAGCTTTTTAGCCCTGGCTGAATTTTACAAACTGGCGGAGTATCAAAGCACACCAAAATTGTTTACTGATGCGGTACACTACTCACTGGATAGAAAAATTGATACCATCAAGTACGATTTATATTGGACTCCTGAAATAGAGCACAAACTAAATCATAGAGTTATTGTGCCTTTTGTCTACAAAGGTGCTACAGTGGGATACACTGCCAGAGCCACAGTGGATGGTATTAAACCCAAATACCACAGTAATCATCCGGCCAACTTTGTGTTCAACATGGACCGTCAATTGCCCACGAGTAAGTTTGTGTTGGTAGTAGAAGGACCGTTTGATGCCATGAGCATCGACGGAGTCAGTGTACAAACCAATGAAATCAGTGAGCAGCAAGCAGAAATTATTGAAGGGTTGGGTCGAGAAGTGATATATGTGCCGGACTTTGACCAGCACTTAAATAAACAAGGCCGTCCAGTGTGGCCGGGACTGGCCGCAGTTGAACAGGCCATTGAATATGGTTGGTCTGTGTCGTTCCCAGTTTGGCGTGAGACCTGCAAAGATGTCAACGCAGCAGTGATTAAATATGGTAAACTATTTGTGATCAAGGCCATACTCGAAGGCAAAGAATCAAATAGTTTGAAAATTAAATTGATAGCAGGTAAGATATAATGCTTATCCAAAATAGCAACTCTTTTTTATATGATCAGCGAGGAAAAATTATAACTCGTTGGGGCAAAGATCAAACAGGATTAATATCTTATGTCATAAACACGCAAGGATTCAGGGGGAAACATGACTACGCTGGCGTACCCGACTTTGCATTTTTTGGATCTAGTACTATATTTGGAATTGGCATTAACGAAGAAGATACACTAGTGTCACATTTTTCAAATGCACATAATTATGGACTAGCTGGAGAATATTTAAATAATTGCAGCGTAAAAAATCTTAAAAACTTTTTAAATAGCCCATTATACAATCCATCAGTAAAAATAATTTTCTTTTGGATCGATCGGCCCGAGCAAGAAGATTTAAATGAATTACTTTCTGAGGTTCAAGAATTACGAACCGATATATTACATATTAGCCAGGGTATAAAATATAAAGGAATGTTAAATTTAATGCCACATGTGGACCTAGATGTAAGTGGAACTCAACCCGGAATTAAAACGCACAGGATATGGGCCGCTGCGATTAAACAATTAATCGAGTATGCTAGATAAATTAATAATCATTGATTATGCAGACGGCGCCGGAGGAGAATACTTTAGTAATTTTATAAGTAGTCATTCTGGATTTTTTGCCGAAACGCCGCTACATGAAAACATGCAAAATTCAACAGACAAACTACAAAAGTTTTTCAATTCTCGTAGCCTAATAGTCAGCAATTTTGAAACTGATTTAATTGAGTTTGAACAAATATGCGAGCACAATCAAATTAAAAATATCAGCATACCATATCACTTATACAAATTTCCCAACCGAATGGAACAGTTTAATAAAATAGCCAAATCTGTTCGATTCGTTAAAATTACAGTGTCTGATAATTGTCATACCTATGACTTTCTTAGAAAAGTTTTGTTAAACACAGTAACCCATGCTAATATGGCGGAGTTGTCTTTTAGAACAGTTGACATGGATCGATCTCAAAAAATTCAGCTAATTCAACGATTAAAAAATAAAAATTTGTATTGGTTAGATATTTCACTCATAAAACAAAATGAAAAAATAAACACATCTACCAGACAACAGTATCTTAATTTATTATTGAGTAAAGAGTATAACTTGCCCAGTACGGATATCGAAATTCATTACGATGATTTTTTTGTTAATTTTAATAACACGGTTGATAAGTACAACTTACTTTGTCATCGACTTGATATAATACCAAATCACAGTCTAATAGAACAACTAATTAGCAGAAACACAAAAAATTTAAAAGAACTATTAATATATAAAGAGAAATTTAAGGAAATATTCCAATCATTATGACTAAAGAATACACCACTGACCTACAACGACTATTTTTGGAAATGATGGTCCAAAAATCCGAAAGCTATGTACGAGTCCAGAACATCTATAATCCAGAGAACTTTGACAGAAGCATCCGCAGTGCGGCCAAGTTTATCAAAGAGCATGTGGATGAACACAAAGCCATGCCCACTGCTGAACAGATTTTAGCTGTGACCACTGTGGCGTTAAAGGCACTGGCAGATTTGACTGACAGTCATTATGATTGGTTCATGGGAGAGTTTGAAGGCTTTACTAAAAAACAAGAACTGGAACGAGCCATTCTAAAATGCGCAGACATGTTGGAAAAGGGTGAATATGATCCAGTGGAAAAGATCATCAAGGATGCAGTGCAGATCAGTTTGACCAAGGACATGGGCACTGAATATTTTGAAGATCCCAGAGCTCGACTGATGAAAATCAAAAGCAACAACGGACAAGTAAGTACAGGCTGGCCGACCATGGACCAAAGATTGTTTGGTGGTATGAATCGAGGTGAACTTAATATCTTTGCTGGTGGATCTGGTTCGGGCAAGAGTTTGTTCATGCAGAACATTGCCATTAACTGGGTCACACAAGGACTCAATGGTGTGTTTTTAAGTTTGGAGCTCAGCGAAGAACTGTGTGCCATGCGTATGGACAGTATGGTGGCAAATGTCAGCACCAAAGAAGTGTTCAGAGATTTGGACAATGTTGAACTCAAAGTCAAAATGGCAGGCAAGAAGAGCGGTAGCCTCCGTATCAAGTACATGCCAGCACAGAGCAATGTGAATCAAATTCGTGCGTACTTGAAAGAACTGGAAGTACAGACAGGCCGTAAAACAGACTTTATCATGGTAGACTACTTGGACTTGGTCATGCCAGTCAGCGCCAAAGTTAGTCCCAACGACCTGTTTGTCAAAGACAAGTATGTTTCAGAAGAACTGCGCAACTTGGCCAAAGAGTTTAATATCTTGATGATAACTGCCAGTCAGTTAAATCGCAGTGCGGTAGAAGAAGTTGAGTTTGACCACAGCCATATCAGTGGTGGTATTAGTAAGATCAATACTGCGGATAATGTGTTTGGTATCTTTACCAGTCGTGCAATGAGAGAACGGGGACGCTATCAGATTCAGTTATGAAAACTCGAAGCAGCAGTGGCGTTGGTATGAAAGTTGATCTTGATTTTAATCTGGAAAGTCTAAGAATTACAGATCCCGGAGAAGATGCACAGGGCACGCCGGGATTCTTAAAACCACAGACCACCAGTATCATGGCCAGTATCAAAGCCAAAAGCAGTGTGGATGGTGACGGCGGCAGTGCAGCCAATCAAGGTTGGAAGAAACCCGAAGGCGGTACCCATGTGTGGGACAAGCCCTTGGTGCGAGCGGATGGTGAAGCACAGAACAGCAAACTCAAAGCAATGCTGGCAGGTCTGAAGAAAGTAGAATGATTTACACATTTGGCGACGGATTTGCTGCTGGTCATATATGGCCAGAATGGCCGCAGATATTAGAAGCAATAACACAAACACCTGTTGTTAATTTTGGACACATTGGTGCTGGCAACGAGTATATTTTTAATTGTGTAATCAAGGCGGCACTGACGGCCAAAGAGTCTGACTTATTTTTAGTGCAGTGGGCAGACCCGCAACGATTTGACAAAATAGTGGAAGACACATGTTGGGCGGATTTACAGCAAACAGATCCAAAGTATAAAAATATAAAGTCAACTGTGTTTGATCAAACATGGTGGTCAACCAGCGGGTCCGATCTTAAAGAAATACAGAAATACAGAAATTTTTATATTCAACATGAACAAGCAATGAATAGATCTGTCTTGTACATGATATCAGCATCTAAGATGTTAAAATCATTGAACATCGATCACAAATATTTTTTAACTTACAAATTTGATTATTCTATCCATGATAATTTTAGTGAGTTATCAGCATTACCGTGGATAGATTTTCAAGGCATGGATGAGTGGACTACCAACACTGGCGTTCGCGGCGACGAAATGCAACCATCCACACAAAGTCAGCTCGCGTGGGTTGAAAATAAATTATTACCGTATTGCACATTTAATGTAGATAATTTAAATAAAATACGATATTTGATAAACAATCAAAAATTTAAACCATATGATCCAGACAGCGCACAGATCTGGTCAGACATAACAAATTAAAATTTATGATTATATCTTTCAGAGAAGGATGTAGCGGTAACTGGCTAACAACTTTACTAACATTGAATAATGTGTATATAGATGCAGAATTTAGGCAAGATGGCGACGGCACCCGGATCCCTAAAAGTGTATTTCATTTTGACGGTAATGCCACTTATCAAACAGTTCAGTCCGTCGATCAATACAACGGCGAGAAATTCATAACATGCCACAGCACCGATTATGAATTATTGCGGGAAATTTATCCCTAAAAAATTCGTATAAGAATAACTCCTAAAACAAAAATATTTCAAAGCATTTCGGCAGCATTTTATAAGCTAGGTCCTGGGGATACTGCCACAGTGGATTTGGCTCATGAGTATATCAGTGACTATTATAAAATATTCACCTATAAAGATCCGTTGCCCAAGATTGAAAATAGTTATATCATTGATTTTGGAGAATTATCTCAAATTGATTCATTAAAACAAATTTGCAAAGCTAGATTTGATGTCGAGTTAAAAGACAATCATATAAAATTTTTTAATGACTATTGGTCTTTACAAAAAAAAGTTGTTGACGAGTCTCAATTATTTTTTGGAATATCAAAAAATCAATTGGTTGCATTATTTGACAAGAAAAATTCAGTATTTGACAGGGCTTGCTTTATATATTTTTATGAAAAATTTAATAATCTCAGTGAGCATCAACGAAAGTGGTCAATTGATCATGTTCCTGACACGATTTTAGAATTATCAAATTTGATGGAATATCAAAAATAAAGTTGTCAAATTGAGCATATAGTTTGAATAACTAATATCTTTAACTGTATCATTATTTGAGATACAAATAGAAACTTTAATATTTTATAAATATAGTTAATCTGGAGCAGTATTTTGCAAAAAAAAACCCGTAGTCTATTAGAAGAGCTAGACACCCTTCGTCTACACAAAGATCGCGAAAATCTGGTAGAATCACGAGCTAACCATGTGATAACTGGAGCCATTAATCTCATACAATTTATACGCGAAAACTATGACGCTGCACAAGCAGAAGAACTAGAGCGTAGATTGCTGAACAGTATTCGTGCCCAAGACAGCAGCAAGTTCAGCCGCGGTGTCAAGAGGTTAAAAAATGAAGATAAATGATATAATCTCCGAAGCCGGCATATTGGGTAGTATAGGGCGAGGATTGGCAGGAGCTGCCACTGGTGCAGTGCGTATGTTAGACAAAGCTGGTGGCGGTGACGGTACGAACGTTGGAACTGTGGCACAGCAAGCAGTCTACGCTAATAAAATGCAACAAAATCAGTATGCAAAAGCCAGAGCCGAGGCTAACTTGCCTGCCGCAGCGTTTGCAGAATTTAATAACGCATTAAAACAAAACAACATAAATCTTCAAGATCCTCGAACATATGATCCGGCAAGTATTACCAATTATCTTAAAAGTTTTGCTGAAAATTATTTTGCCGCGGCTGATCGATATCACAACGCAAATCAAGAAAAAACAATTAAAGTTGGAGTACTGCAAGCATTAAATCAAATACCGTTGCCCAGAACCATTAATAACATATCAGTGCAAGATTATTTAGAAAAAGCAAACACAGTCAGAAATTCGATTATTAATCAAGTTGACAAAATGATGGCCACACAACAAGCAGCACAGCCCGCCGCTCAGGAACCAGCAGCGGCCGTTCCTGCCGCAACACAACAACCCGCGGCCGCACTGCCAACTGATGTTACAGTGGTTAGTTCTAGTCCCATAGTATTGAGATATCGTAATCAAGATTTTGCACTAACTGACTCTGATCGCTGGGTAAGATTTGGATCCGACAAACTTGCATCTCCAGAGATGGAAGCCTACTTAACTCGCCAGTTACAAAAACTATGAAGCTATACGAAATTAAAAATGTGGTAACACCAAGTTGGCTCTTATGTGAAGCCGCAGAAGGCAAGAATGTTCACCTCGAGCATGTAGAAGATCTTGTGTACAATGAAGGATACATCGGAGCACAAAAAGCATTGAACTACATGGAAGGTGTTCGCCGCATGTTTGCACAAGGTGAAGGCGATCCAGCCAAAGTAACAGTCAAATGGGACGGTGCTCCTGCTATTATCTGCGGCACAGATCCAGCAGATGGCAAATTCTTCGTGGGCACTAAATCTGTTTTTTCCAAAAATGAACCTAAACTTTGTAAAAGCGTCAAAGACATTCGTAAGTTTTACGGCGAGCAAGAAGGCCTAGCCGCAAAATTGGCCGTGGCACTAAAGTATTTGAGCAAGCTGGGTATTGGTAATGTGCTGCAAGGAGACCTGATGTTCATCGCAGAAGAATTGACCACTGCTACCATTGGGGGTCAGGAATGTTATATATTTACTCCCAATACTATTACCTATGCTGTGCCAGTAGGCAGCGCATTAGGCGATAGAATTGCCGCTGCAAAGATAGGCATAATATTTCATACAGCCTACTCGGGCAGTACGGTGGCAGACATGCAAGCCAGCTTTGGGGCCAGTGTGGATGGACTAACATCAACCAACAGTGTTTGGTTTGATGATGCTTTTTACAAAGACATGACGGGCCGGGCCAGTTTGACGCCTGCCGAAGACGCTAAAATTAAAAATACACTGTTGTCGGCGGCCACTACCTTTAGAAAAATTGACGAAAAAGACTTCAATAGAATTATTTTTACTGGACGAACTACCAAAGCAGGTGACGAAGAATACACAGAGTTTGCCAACTATATCAAACCATTCATCAACAACATGGTGCGTGGTGGCGAACAAGTGGGCGATCCTACTTCATTTTTAAAGAACTTTTTAACCTACTACAACGGCAAGCAAGAAGCTGAAATCGCCAAGTTAAAAGGTGGCCCGGACAGCCCCGCGGCCAAGGCCCGCATACAGAAGATCAAAGAAAAAGAAAAGTTCATGGCTGATAATAGCAACACATTATTGGGTATCTTGGCCATTTACAAGCGTATCATTGAAGCCAAAGTAATGTTGCTGCAAAAAATGCAACAAGTTGAAAATATCGGCACCTTTATCAAGACCGACGATGGTTATAGAGTAACTGCACCCGAAGGATTTGTGGCCATTGGGCACGATGGCGGCGCAGTTAAATTAGTAGACCGCATTGAGTTTAGTCGTCAGAATTTTGCTGCAACAAAATCCTGGAAAAAATAAGCTCAACCGCACTTATTTTTAGTTTTGGTATAAATAATTACATGCGTTAATTCGCAGATTTTACAAAAGGAAAAATAAAATGGCAGTATTTACAAGAACAAATGGTAATGCACAAAACGTAGTTAGCGTTGGAAACATTGCACTAAGCACAGAAGCCGCAAGCGCAAACGTATTGATCAGTACAGGTATTGGTAAGCCAGTGCAAGCATTTGCTGTTAACAGCAATGTTAGCATGACTACACAATTCGGTACTGGTGAAGGCGTAGAAACAATTCTACGAGCCATCGGTCTAACTACAACATTGCTAGCATACCAAGTTGGTACAGCTAACAACGGCGCAGTTTCCAATGGTTTGTTGAGCGTACTGATTGAAGAAGCCAATGTGACCGCTGCTGAACTACAAACTAGTATCCGCGCAGCCACAGACAGCACTTACAATACCACAGGTGTTGTAGTTACACAACCAGGCCTACGCCTAGCTGAGTAATTTTAGCTTAGTCTAAAAACAAAAAGGCACTTTCGTAGTGCCTTTTTTGTTGGCTATAAATATCTGCATGAGCCCTCTTATTACCTGCATGACCCTGATAGACATTACTGAAACTGGTGTAATTAAAGGAGCTGGTCAAGGCCGAGATCAACAGCGTAATTGGGAAACTGTGCTGCAATTGTTGGGTCTTAAGACGCAGCCGTTAATAATAAAATCTCCAGTTTGTTTCATCAATGAGAACTTAGAGTATTTTGAGTTCGGCGAATTCTATCAAGGCAGTCACAGTGTATGGGCATTTCAGTTCAGAGGGGAGCGAGATGACTTTTATGCTGTGGATCAGCTTGAAGAAGATTTTGAACAAACGCCGATTGTACTGGGACTTGAAGAAACTGCTCGCTTCATGTTGCCCATATTTCACTCCTACGGAACATTAAAAAACATATATTTTATTCAGAAAGAATCGCTAAATATAAATTGATGCTCCGGCACCCTTATGGCACTCTTTACGGCTCACTTAGACACACTATTAATTGCATCGCGTATCCTTATTATATAAAGCGAGATTCCAATGTCAAAGACAACAGCTATAGAAAAAGAGAACCTTGAGGCGCACGTTGAGCTATGCGCTGAAAGGTATAACCAATTGAATGAAAAATTAGATAATTTAGACCGACGACTCACCACCGTTGAAGAACATCTTCTAGCAATTAGGGAATCAATCACCAATAAAACAGGTGGCATAAACAAGCAACTAATTACAATAGGTACCACAATAATGGGTGTATTGGCGACCGCAGTAATTGGGTTGTTGGTACATTTGGTAAACAAATGAAAATTGTAGAAGTTACCAAGCAGTTACAAGTGGCCATCACAAATGAAGAGGCAGATGTGCTGCTTCAATTTGACGAAGACACACCTGTCGTGGCCAAAGGTGATTTAAATGACCGCCAACAAATGATGGCAAATCAACTAGTTAACAAAAACTTATTATTAAGAATCAAAGAAAATGGTCGCACCATCTATAAAAAACGATCTGGGTAAACTACTAGTCGACCAAGCGATGACAACCCTGGACAACTGGGCACTTCGCGAATTAACACATTTAAG